GCTCCAAACGCACTCTGATTGAGAAAATCCGCACGCGCCATATCACCCCACCGAGAATCCGCTTGGATAGTAGCCGCTTCCAGTCGCGTTCCCGCTCACATCGCCGCAACCGCGCACATTCACGAACTCGCTTTGTGGTTCTGGGTCTTCCTGTGATTCGCGGTTTGAGAACTGCACTGCCTCGGCAAGCCAGCCTTGGAATTGCTTTTGCGCGTTGCTGACAATATCGGGCGATACACGCAGAGGCATAGCGACATGCGCCGCAATCGCCATGACAAAGGCGTGAGTGAAGGTTGCTGAAAATAGTGTCGGGTCGGTAATATCAAGGTTGTACTCAAGCTGCGCGTCCGGCATGTCGCAGTAAATGGCTTTGCCGTACACGTCATCGGTACGCATCACCTTGAAGGGAATCTTTTGGTCTCTGCCTGGCGTTCGCATGGCGGGATTCACAATTCGAATCGCATACACGCAGTCGGCTGGGTATTTGTAGCGAAATGCCCAGTGTGGGCTATCGGTTCCGAGGTCTTGAAGGTCAACGGTTTTGCCGGCGAAATCAGGCCAGTGCCTCACCTCAAGGAGCAGCTTACGCAACTGGTCATACCAGAGGCGGCATTGAATAGCCTCGTTGGATTTTTCGGTATCAACGCCTACGATGCGCGAGTTCACGCCAATCGTAGCCAAGCTCATGTTGCATATTTCGTCTTTGCTTGCCACAGTCACCCCCTGTTATTGAGGGCGGAGAAACCGCTAACCGAGAACGTCCTGGTTGCCAGTTCCCTCTGCTGCATCGCCGCCCGCTGTTTCGATGGTAGCTTCAGCCGCCGCTGCGTTTTCCGTAGCGACTTCTTTCTCTACCTTTGCGGCATCTTCGTTCTGCTCGCGCATACGAAGAGCTGCCATATTAGCCATGTACGCATCGGTCGATATTCCCTCGGGCGCTTGGGGTTTGAAAGGTTCTGCCAAGCGGGATGGTGTATTGACCATATGGGACATAATAGGCGGAGCAGGCTTGCGCTTTTCCTCGACCGGACGAAGCCAGCGAGATTTCATATAGACAACCGCCTGAGCGTCCGTAAGCTCAACTTCGGTTCCCTTTTCAATGAATCGGTACGGATTCGCCAGCGTACCGTTTTCAAGCGCATAAAACTTTGGCATAGTTTTCTACTCCGCCTTATTAGGTTATTGTACTGCGTAGCCAGAAGTGTAAGCGCGGAACGCAGCTCTGTGCATCGGAAAACTGATTTTGACGGTCGATAAGCATGTTAGCCTCCTATGGGTTAGCTCACAACCGCTTCGTTCAGCAGAAGCGCATCGCATTTGCGAATCGGAATGCCGAGGAAGTTCAGTTGTTTTGTTTTGACGGTGAAATCACCGAACTGAAGCAGCGCGTCTTCAATGCTCAGTGCATTGTTGGATTTCGCCAACGCCTGCAGCTTGAGAATCGAGAACACTGTGCGGTTCATATAGAACGCCAGTTTCACGCCGTTTGCGCTCGGGATACGGTCAATGGCGCGGCTCATGAGCTTAATCAGCTCAGTTGCTGCCGTGCCTGCCTGCGTACCGGTTGCGCCGATGAGGTCGGAGATGTCGATATTGCAGATACGAACTGCATAGCGCCAGTCTTTTACGCCCAGACCGCACTTCCATTGATAACGGTCAACGTATGCGCGGAAGGTTGCGCCAGTGCCATCGTTCCACTCAGTGCAGCCATCGCTTGAACCGTCTTTAACGGGCATGTGCGTCAAGCCACCTTTCTGACCTTTCGGATAGATACCGAAGAGACCAACTTCACCCCAGCCGATGAGCCATACCGATGAGTTATCGGAACCTGAGCCGCCAGCAGAGAGAATGTTCTGACCGTTACCGGCAGACAGCGAGCTGTAGCGAGGCGACAGACCGAAGAAACGCTCGGGCTGCGAGCCATCCTGATAGAACAGCGCGGTTGCCATGTCGTTGTTCATGGCATTCATGTGACCTACGTTTTCGGTCAGGCGGAAAGCCGCATCATTGCCGTTGAGCTGGGCAAGGTCACGGTCGATTGCGCCAACCTGCTCGTACATCGCGCAGCCTTCTTCGATCTGCACGGTGGTCGATTTGGTAGGCAGTACGCCTTGGTTAAATTTGCGCCATGTGCCGCCTGGCAAGCCAGTACGCATGACCATGCGGTGTCCAGTCGGCAAGTTGCCTTCTTTCCATAGCATGTCGATTAAGAGTTCGTTTTCTTGGCTCAGAAGTTCTGCGATGCCTGTTTCAACACCGCCATCGGGAGCCATGCGCTTTGTCGCGTCAATCAGCGAAAATAGCTGAGAGTTGAGAACAGCCATAAAATCCTCCAATAAGAGTTACGGCTATCCCATCTGGTGAGAGGATATTTACACAAAAAAAAGCGGGATGCAACTGATTGTTTGCACCCCGAGTTTAGCCCTAAAGGAGTACGCTTAGGTCTTTGCCATGTCCGGCCACATCATGCTGGCGAGGTCTTTCTTCTGCGCGCCGCCCCCAGCATTACCGCCGAAATTGTCTTCTGATGTTGCCTTGGCGATGTTCACACAGAACCGCACAAAGGCAGGGTGATTGCCGAGACCAAGATATTTGAGAGCGCCTTGAAACTCCTCAAGCTGCTTGGGTTCGCCTGCGAACTTCCTCACCACATCGTTAGCCGCGCCAACTGCCGCATCGAGCTTTTCTTTGCTGCCAGCGCCCAGCTCTGGGTCTTTGAGGCAGCTATCGCGCCACTGATTCTTTACAGCAACAAAATCGTTGATTGCTTTGTTCTGAATCTCAACGTGCAGGTCAACGGCTTTTTGGAATTTCTCCTGCGTTGAAAGCTCTTTGTTTGAGAAGATTTTTGCAAGGTCAGTGACTTTTTCCTTCATCTCCTCGGGAATCGGCATGTCCTCGGGAAGGTTTAGCTTTGCCGCATCAAATCCGCCAAGAGCTTCCGCCTCAGCCTCCTTTGCTTTCTCTTCTCCAAAGAGTTTTTCAATTTCTTCATCCGTTTTTCCTTTGAGCGCCTCTTTATCCGCGCCCTCTTTGCCTTCAAGGTAGGCGCGTTTATCCGCTGCTGTTTCTGGTGCTTTTGGCTCGGCTGGTTTGTCATCTGCTTTTGGTGTGGAATCAGCAGGTTTCGGCTCGCCTCCGGTTACAAGGTCATCACTTGGCTGCGGTGCTGGCTGGTCTTGTGAGGCTGGCGATGGAGTCGTATTCGGCGTTGGTTGCGCCGCTGGTGTGTTTTCCGTGGTCATATTCTCTGTCCTCTTTTGCCTCCCTCATCATAAGGGAGAATGTTTCTGGGCAAAACTCGTCAACTAATGAGAAAAGCATGATGCCCGTGTCACGCTTCCCCTGATTGAAGTCCGAGGTCTCGCGCTGACCGGTGAAGGTCTGCCCTGTGAACCCAGTCTTCTCAAGCATCCCCCAAACGAAGCGCCTGCCATCGCGGGTCTTCATGAGCTGGATGAATGATTGATTGAACAGCTCAAGGCGGATTTCATCCTGAGAAAGGCTTGGTTTCACCTCGTCGATGAACTCTGTCATGCGCCGCCCATCAGTCTTGTAAGCACGTTATCGCCAGAGGTGTCTGCTTGCGACAGGTCTTTGGCTGCTTGCGCGCCCTGCTGTGCGATTTGCAGTTGCTGTGCCTGCTGCATTTGTTGCTGCTCCGCCTGGCGCATTTCTGCTACCACATCATCAGAGCGCACGATTGTCGGCGGGACTGAAACGCCATCGGCATATTCATCAATGGTCTGATCAAAGTCGAGCTTGTCAAAGGCGGTGGGAGCCTTGCCAGCCTGTGCTTGCAGCGCAGCCAGATTGCCAACAAATCCGACAAAGCGTTCGATGTTGCCGATGCCCATTGCTTTCTGCGCCTGCGCGAGAACAGAGATGTATTCTACGCGCAGGGGCATCCCCTGAATTTCTTTTGGCGGCGGCGGTAGCATTCCGCGCTTGAGCATGATGTTGAATACGCGGTCAATCAGCGGATCGAGCAACTCATCGTTGAGTCGCTCCAAGACAGGCCCAAGCATGAGCATCTTTTCTTCGCGCATGGTGTTGATCTGCGTGGCGGTGATGTTCGGCTGGTCGCCCACCTCGGCAATCATGAGGAAAAGGTTTTTGTAGAACCACCGATGAGAATCGCTTGAACTTCGAAAGCGCACTGCCATCGCGGTGATTGCGGTTTGGCTCAACGATATGCACGAGCGGATATTTTGCTTCGTAGTTGCCGTTGTCGTAATTGTTGATAACGGTGCTTGGCAGCTTCTCTTTTGCTATTTTCATGTCGCCCTGGGCGAATTTACCAATCATCTGCGAGCTGGTTAAAAGCACATCGCGGTAAAGCGTGTTGACGCGACCTGCTGCTGATGTTGCAATCATGAATGAGCCGGTGGCAAAGTCAGTGCCACGGATCACGTCTTCATCATCTTCATCAATGCCGATTGCACCCGTGCCGTAAGTGCCAAGGATGCCGTAGGTGGATTTGAGGCGGTCATAAATGTTTGAGCGGTTCATGACCTCGCGCATGAGCATCTCTACGGTATGCAGCCAGAGCTTTACCGGCGCGTACTCTTGAAGTGCTGGGTCGGGAGTACCAAGCCGAAACCACGGACGTAGCGGCGATGTCACCCCCGACTGCAACCCCGCTGCGAGAGTCCTTACAGCCAAGCGCGGCGAGATGTCGAGAATGTTGAGGTCTTGGCGTTCTCCGCGATTGAGCATTTCGCCCTTGAATCGTGCGGTGCGCGGCGCAAGGAAGTTGCGAATATCGGTGTATAGCGGGATGAAAGAGTCAAGCTCGTTCGTCAGCGAGGCATAGCGCGCTTTGTATATTCGCGTCAGTTCCTCAACCGATGCCATGACTAAGCACCCATTGCGGTTTTGAGACCAGTTGCGGGAGCATCAGTGAGACCCTGACCGCCAGTGACCAGCGTGTTGTTTGCGCCTGTGATGGATTGGCGGCGGCGGCGCGCTTCCATGCG